ATCAAAGCATCGCGAAGAATATGATTAATAGCCCAGACAGTCTTGCCAAACCTACGATGACAAACAACAACGCCCCAGCGCCGAGCTTGCATCTCAGCATGAAGCTGAGCCTGCAGCGCTCGCGGTGCGTAAGGTATGACAATCTCCATGGAAGTCCTGCGTGTGTGTGTTTTATTTACGGGTCTTATAGCAAAAGTCGGGCGCGGCCCGCGAGGCGGGGGTGGGGTCGCCTGGGCCTCGAAAAGCGGCGGATCTCTGCGCAAACGGGGTCGATACCCGTTACCCACGCCAATGTTTACAGGGGCTTAGCCCTCCTGGGTCGCATCCTGGTCGCAAGGATCCTGACTGAGCGTGAACTGATCTAGCTTCCTGCGCGTAGCTCGCTCACCTGTGCGCTGAGGAATACGGAGATCTCTACCTCATCCCCTGCTGATCTTTCCCCAATCCGTTGCAGCTTGCTCTTGCCTGGTCAATCGAAGTCCCTGGTCTGTTCTACTCTGTCCCTGGTCTATTGATCAGCGAGCGCCTAGTAGCTCCACCCTTATCGCTCCGTGCTCTTGCTGTTCGAGCGCCCAGCTCGAAGTTCTGCATAAGCTTTACACCGTCCTGATCGAAAGCTTTACCGAACCTTGGAAAGCGCTTGCCCGTTGCAGCCTCGTATTGGTACGCCAGGTTAGTTGCTACTTCTCTTGCGTCTTGGCTTGTGAGATCCAGCGGCTCACCGTCTTGCGTAAACCAAAGTGTTGGATGATTGAACACTTGCCCGTCTGCGCTAACTTCCGTTGCCAGGCGTTCTGTCATCTTCATACCGCCCTCGAGCTCTACTGGGCTGTGCTTGCTGGGATCGTACGGCACAGGGCCAAACCATTGCTCAGCCATTGTCTGCCGGTGCTACTTCTACGTCATTGCCCTGCCAGCTTATCGTGATAGCTGAGTTCTGTGGCGCGTCCTCTTTCTTGTCCCTGATGCCATGGGGCTGCATCCTTGCGATGACCCACTTCAATGCGTCTACCTTGTTCCTGTTGTTCGTCACGTGTGCGTGAAGCAACCTGTTATCTTCGAATGTCGGCAGCGGTGCCATCATTAGATCTGTTATGTGATCGAAGTAAAATTCTGCCTGTAGCGTTCTTGCACGGCGATACATTTCAAAGAACTCGTTGTTTCTTTGCACTGCCCTGGTGACTGCTGCATAGCTTGTAGCCACGTTTGGATCCGCTGCAACGGTCAGCAAGCTTTCGCCTTGGCTAATCCTGTCACAGATCATCTCCATGACTTTCTTGTTAATCTTGCTGCGGGATACCATTGCTTAGCCTTGCATAAAAAAACCCGACAAGCGCTGAGCTTATCGGGCTGAGTTGTGTAGTCAGAGAAGTAAATGTTGAGTAGCCAGTAGGACAATCGCAATATCTGGGCGATTATATACTAACCGCTAACATATTCAGTACACCCGCGCAAGCTTCTTGATTTTTTTTGTCATTACTCCTTGACGTATTTCGTCAAGCTTACTATCTGTTAATCACACCAGGGGCAATGCGCCCCGCCAATCGGAGAAAATACAATGTCAGACAACACAGCAATTTTAGAAGGCTTCACACAGGAATACATCGCAGAAGGCGGCGGTTGTGAAGTGCATATATTTGTCCAGCTAGACGCAGACCTAGACGGAGAGTTCAAAGCTTATGACGCTGATAACTGCGAGTTCATCACAGTTTTTGGCTGGAATGTAACGCTTGAAGCTATCGAAGTAGATGACGGGCCTTTCTGCTGCGCCCTTTCATAATCCACCAACCAGGGGCAATGCGCCCCGCCAATCTAAGGAACTAGACATGACTACATTACACGCACAGCCCTATGATATTAGCGCTGCAGGCTTTTATTTCACCGACCTGGAAAGCTATGACGCTGCATATGCTGCAAACGTAAACGACTACGGCCAGCACGTCGAAGAATACGAAATTCAATTGATTGAAGCAGACGCCACAGATTGCGCGATTGCTGACGCTATGCAGCTCAACCAGGCTAACCTTGCGCAGTTCTTTGATTACATCGACCAGGCACCAGATGAGCATGACGTTATCGCGTTTTGCATTGCCCTTGGCGATAATATCGCAACGCTTAGCAAAGACACTGCAATTGATGAATTTACCGACAATATGATTATCTACCGAGCCGACAGCATGAAAGAGCTTGCTGAGCAATTCATTGATGAAGGCATGCTGGGCGATATTCCCGACCACTTGCAGCACTACATCGACGTAGACGCCTATGCGCGGGATCTTTGCCATGACTACACCGAAGCAAACGTTCTTGGTCTTAACGTATTTTACAGTGCGGGATGAGAGCAATGACCAACACAACACAGAGAGGAAAGACTATGAAGGGTAAGTTTGTATATATACACCTAAGAGATGCAGTAAATGATGAAGGTGAAGTTGAAAGGCAAAGAATTATAAAGACTGACTTTGCAGAAATGTTCCATGATCGTATCGAGTTTTGGTCGTACGAAAAAGACGGCCATGACCAAATAGATTTGACTGTAGACGGTACTTACAGCTGGGAAATTGATGATGTTTCTTACGACTTTTGCACAGTACGGCCTTTAGTTTTTGGGATTAGTGGAGCATGACAAAGCAACACGCTCTCGCCCAGCTCACCCGCGCAGACGCAGATCTTCGCCAGGCCGTTGTCGATCTTATGATCAGCCCCGCAGAGGCTAGGCACCATCACGCGCAGATTAACGCGCAAATAATAGCCTTGACGCTTTGCAACCAGGCTTTACGCTAACCCCTAGGGGCATCATGCCCCGCCAATCTAAGGAAAGACCAATGAACACCAACAAAGCTTTTAAATGCGGCAGTGACGCCGCCCTGGACGCTATGGACGTGCTAGGCAAAACGTTCGACGGTAAACACAACGCTTACGCAAAGGACGCGCTTGCGGGATCCCTCAAGGAGTTAATGCTTGCAGTCTATGCGATGGCACCAGACGAAGAAACCGCAGAAGAATTGATTTCACTTGCGCAGAAATTCGCGCTCGATGATTGGGAGCGCCGCAATGACTGACAAATTTACACTTGAATTTAGCTTGGCAGACTTCAATCCGCTTTACGATACAAGCTGCAAAAGCTTTTTTTCTGAGCAAGTAGACCGCTTTGAAATTCACGATGCAAAAGAACTGCCTTCATATGTTGACGATGGTTTTTTTATGTACTGGACGGGAAGCAATGATTTGCAAGCTTTGGTTGCCGAGAAGATACTACGCGCTGCAGGGTTCAAAGTGGTGCGCCTATGGGACTTAAACGAACCTGGCTGGTGCATGCTTACAGACTATCAAAGCGAGGCTTGGACAGATGATTGATATAAAAAAGCAAGCGCAGAAATGCCACCACTGCGGCAGCTCTAACTTAGACGTAAATCATGCGTTTCCATCATGCAAAGATTGCTACCATTTTTTACCTGGCGCGAATAAAGCCAGAGATATTGAAGAAGCAATGTTTATAAACACATATGGAAAAGACAGATGATTGATATTAAGAAAGCCCGGCGCGAGCTGGGCTTATCTCAGTCTGAGCTTGGCAGATTGCTAGACACTGATGCGCAGAGTGTACGCCGCATGGAAATGCGAAGTGATGCAACGACAAGCAGACCGCCAGCGCCTCGAGTAACGCGCTTGATAAATGCGTACCTGGACGGACACCGCCCCGATGATTGGCATGAAAAGTAATATTGCAGCGAGCATTGCTTAAACTATTCAATATTTTTTTTTGGAATAATTACAGTAAAAACTATAGTCAGAATACACATGCTAATCAGTTAAAGCGCAAAGAAACTAAAAATAAATAAATCTTTAAAAAACCTTTGCTAAGATCTCGTCATCATCATCGGGCGGGATCTTATAGTATAATCTGACCAGAGCATCGTAATACATACGCTTGACCGCCCTGGCATCCCTGCCGCCAAGCATCTTACCGAGCTTTGTCCACTTAGGCCCACGCTCGCGGAACGCCGCGCTGTGAGCCACAGCCCACACCAGGCGTCTATCGTCCTCGTCCATGTATCTGATGCCTAGAAGCAAAGCTTGCTCAAAGCATGTAACGTCTGCCGGTGTTGCCTTGGATAAGGGTGCAACGAAATCGTCCCAGCCGTATGCGCCCCATTCCTGGCGAAACTCAGGCCATGACGCGAGCTTTTGCTTGCGGAACGCCGCTGGTAGTTTGCGCTCTGTTTCTGCAGCCCTGAGAAAGAAACTGTCGAGCTCCGTCATGTTCATTCTGGATTTATCCATTGCGCATAGGCTTCAATCGTTTGAATAAAAATTGAGCCGTTTTTTTGCCAGTGGCAAAACGTAACTGAAATTCCTTTGCGGATTTTGCTTTGAACATCTCTTTGCAGACTTCGCCGTTATGCCAATAAAAGTATTCTTTCATATCCTTGCTTGCCCTGGTCGATAAGTTTTTAAGGAGAGATCCCCTTGGCTCACTCAGTAGCTCCAAAGCTCTGTTAAGCAACGCTATGGTATCAACGTCTGGATCTTCTGGCGGGGGGCCTTTCAATCGTGTTGTAGCCTCGATCTCGATCTCTGGATCTGGTTTGATTGCGTTATCGAATAGCAAGCTAACTGCCTCGATTAGCCGTTCAATTCGTAACTGATCTTTCCTAATAGAACGCCGCGCTTGATGTTCAACGTATTTGCCCTCGCCTATTTCGCCCTGCATTGCATGGATTACTTTCTTCGCCCAGGCTGTGTCCCTGCCCTGGCTTTGGCGTATACATTCTATAATTTCATCAACTTGCTGTTTGTAATAATCACGGCATGCGTACTCGATCATTCACGTAACCTTTCATCCATGTTTGCTAAGAAATCATATGCGTCCAGGGGGCTAAGCTTTTGCAGCTCAGCTTGCGTTTGCTCGTAGAGGTTCCTGGATAATCGTCTGCTTAATTGGCGCATGACTCTGCGCTCGATTTGCTCAAGCGGTTCTTCGCGCGCGCGTCGAATTGCTAAGCTATAATTAGCTAAGCTAAGCTTAGCGCTATGCTCAGCAATTTTTTTTATAAGATTTTTGTTATTTGAAAGCCATTCATTAGCGCTTATCTCAGCGCTTTGCTTAGCGCTATGCTCAGCTGTGTCTTTCTTTCTTTCTTCGATTTTACGAACCATCAAAAATCAGTCAACCCCCTAAATTTAAGCGTGTCCCTGGGTGTACCTGGGAGTACCGCCGATGCCCTAAAACGCTAAAGTTTTTTTATCGCTCGGTTGCTTCGTAGACCCAAACCTTAGATTTCGGCGCTTTGCCCTCGGCATATGGCGAATCAATCTTGCCGCTGAGCCCGACCTTTCGAGCGTAGTTTGCTGCAGCCAGGGCGTTCAGACAGTTGCTTGCTTTGGCTGTGGAAAAGCCGAGCTGATCAGCAATGTAGTAGGTCGTTGCCGCTGGCACTTTGCGCAATTCTTGCAGTACGCCAATGCTCACCTCATTCATGTGCTTTGGGTACGTCCGTTTATCTGAGGGAAGTACCGGGCGATTGCCTCTTGCAGCTTGTTGCCGTTCAAACTCAAGCATCTTATTCATAGTCTCGCGCCTCCCAACGCTATGTATCTTTTTGTGTCTTGCCTTCGCCCCTGCATTTTTCGCAAAGCTCGGGCCGTTCCTCGATGTATCCACCGTCTTGGGAAAAGCTCTGGCGGTGAAAAATCTCGATCAAGATCCAGCCTGTTGCACCGCAATCGTCGCAAGGCTCATATTCGTGTGGGCTCTCCATCAAGCGTGACCTCCCCGGTTCCCTCGCAGACCTCACAGGACACCCACTCAAACTGCACATCGCCGTTTTGGTATTCCTCGGGGTGCGTAACCATCCAGGACTGTGAGCGCTTGCCCAAGCCTCTGCAGCGCTTGCAACGGATCTTTGTGTTGGTCACGTTTGGCATCTCTGGCGGTAGCCATAGAACGCGCCTGGTCATGCTACATTTCTCAGCTTTATGTGTTCGCCCAGGAAGGTTTCGACTTCCTCAACGGATCTGCATAACGCCCAGGGAAATCCTGCGGAAATAAGTGAGTCGCGGATTGATACCTGATTCGGGCTGAGTTTGCCCTTTGCAAGCTTTAACTCTATGAAAAGAGTCTCATTTTTATATGTAATTGTTTCGTGTGCTGGTGCAAATATCTCCAGATCAGGCCAGCCGAAGCGCGTTCCCATACTTTTGAGCTTCATTTTAAACTGAACTTTTCGCATGCCCTCATTCGGGCTGTGATGATACAATGTATCAGGTAATAGCTTAGTTTTTAACATCAAGATCACTTGACGCTGGAGATCATCTTCACTGGCGGGAGATGTAAAAGTCATTTGGCATAACCTCCCCGCCTGTCTTTAGAACTATTCGGTCCATATATTCTTGATTCGGAATAAGCCTGTTGTTATCGTCAAACTTTAAACACCAACGCCTAGCCACTGTTGCGTGGCTTGCGCCTAACTGCCGAGCTAATTCTGAATAGCTCCAATCATTATTTATGCGGTATTGATCTAGTGTCATAGCGTAAAGAGTACCAGCACTTGACGTGATACGTCAATGGCTATAACTGTTAAAGTAAGTTGACGGATACCGACAAGGGACTTTACATATGTTTATGGATAATAACCTTAATACAATGATTCTGAGATCTGGAATTACCAAGCGGATTGTCGCTGAACAAAAGGGCGTTGCGCCCGAAACTTTGTCTCGACACATAAGCGGCAAGATCCAGCTCTCTTTAAATGATGCAGAAGATTATTCAAAGATCTTAGGTTGCGCACCACAGGAAATATTGTTTGCCTCAGATCCCGCGCCAATCATCGGTTATGTGCATTACGATAAATCTGCAGAACACTCTGTTGATTTTATTCAATATCGTAAAGATAAGAGCAAATACCACAAAACAAGCCCCGGCGGTAACGTATATTTGCCTGGCCCTATACCCTTTGAGCTTGGCATTGTGATGTTTGATTTGCCTGATGAATACAATGGGCCGTGGATCGAATACAAAGATTCGCTGAGTATCGTTCAGCTAGATCCTATCAAGAACAATGTTGTTTCGACTGAGACAATACAGCAAGCAAGCTACGCGAAAATTACAAATGGCGAAGTTGTGTTTGGGCATGTTTATCCAGAGCCAGGCGGGACGTACACCGTATATAATCCTTGGCGGCAAGACCTACTTTCTTCAGAAACAGAAATGCAACGGGGCCTCAAACTCGATTGGGCTACACCCGTTATCTGCACATTCTGGCAACCAATGCTTAGAGGCATTGATATAATTTACGATAACGATTGACATAAAACGTCAAGGCGGCTTAACGTAGATCCACTAGAATCGGGGGATCTATGCAATGCTTTTTGACACGCCAGATTGGGCGGCACGACACAACTATTTTCATCACAGTAATCCGCGCAGACCACGCGCCAAACAAATCTACGAAAAAACCCATGTGCGGCCTAAGATAAATGCCGCTTGGAAAACTCTGAAAAACCCAGAAGCCAATAAAAACGACAAAGATTATGCTCGAGGTGTGATCGCCAGGCTCAGCGACAACAGATCAAATGCAGCGATGGAAGCAGGGACAGCCGTGCAGCTCGCTACGGACTTGCACCTGGTGCCAGATGAATTTGATCAGACCCTTTCACTAGCAGAAGCAATCGAGACAGCCACACGCTCTCTCAAGCAATACACGCCGCAGGACTACAACGACACCGTGCGCGAGAACGACACAGCCAGGCAAGAAAAGTACCTGGAAGAATTGCCGGACGTAATCGAGAACGCTGTGGTCGGACTGCGCGAGGCAATGCACCTTGAGAATCGGATCCTGGGCGAGATTGATCTGATCGACACATTGCCAGGCAACGCCCTGCCCCATTTCACCAAGCCCGATTATGCCAGGTGCGGGGATCTCAAAACCAAATGGTCACGTCTAAGCTCACGCGCAAAGAGCGGCTGGCAGAGCGCAAGCTTGCCTCGGACACTCACTGGCATGTTCGATATGAACAACGTGTATCAAGTGGCCGGGTTTTGGGCGTTGAACGGACATAGACCGCCCTGGCTACTCTATGCCAGCTCAAGCGACTATCGCCTGTTCGATCAAAACAACACTCCAGAATTGCGCGATGATTATCTGCATGATGTTGTCGCTGATATGGCGCTTCAACACAAAACTACAGAGAACATTTTGCGAGCTGCAGAAACCAAAGAGGAATTGCTTGGCCTGGTCGCACCCGATTGGACTGCAATCCATTGGAACGAACCGCCGACTTATCTCGATGAAGCTAAAAAAATGTGGGGAGTAAACCAATGACAGCAAGCACAGCAATTGCGGATCTGATCGCCGCCCAGGGTGCATGTGATCCTGTCTTGAAAGACGCGACCAATCCGCATTTCAGATCCAAGTACGCAAGCCTATCGTCCTGTGTGGATGCCTGCAAAGAGGCTTTTCATCGACATAACTTTGCTTTGCTGCAGAGCAACGGTCATGATGAGTATGGGCAGTACGTTAAAACAGAGCTGTTGCATACCACAGGCGCAAGCTGGGGCTCTGTGGTGTACCTGGTCCTGAGCAAGCAAGACATGCAAGGGTTGGGTAGTGCGATCACCTACGCCCGGCGCTATGGGCTTCTGGGCATGGTTGGGCTTGCGCCAGAAGATGACGATGGAAACGCTGCATCAGCGCCAACTAAGCCAGCCCCAGCGCCCAAGCCAGAGCAAGCCAAGCCAGCGCCTAAGCCAGCGCAAACACACAGCTCAGCGCCGATCATGGATCTTGATCAATGGCAGGTGTGGGTTGTCGATCAGAAACGCAAGATAGATTACTGCTCAGAAAAATATCATCTAAGTAAATGGGCCAAAGATACAAAAAAATTACGTGAGGAACTAGCAGAGTTTGACCGCGAAACAATGGCCGCGCTCAAAGATCACTATGCAGCAAAACATGAAGAATTAAACTCAGGAGTTAGACGCTAATGCCTCACTTTTCTAAAAGCCGACTTAAACTAAAAGCAAACCTGTCCGTTGATAAGGAGTATCGCGCCACAGGGTACGTTAATATCCGCACACCCTGGAATGATGAGCTCAGAAAATTTGAGCCAATGACAGAAGCCCAGAAAGCATTGTGCGAAAATCTGTATAAGCAATTGCTGGACGCCGGGGCAGAGATTGGCGTGACGCTGGCAGAACGAAATGAAGCAATCGACGTTCGAGAGTTTCCGAAAGTTGCGTATATTCCGCTGTTCACGAACAAGCCCTACGATGCAGACCGCCAGGTAACAAGCGGCTACCAGGCACCTCCACAAGACTATAAAGCGCCAGCGACAGGCGCAGATTTGGAGGACGAAATTGGCTGGTAAATTATTGAGCGTTATGGATTGCTCTGAAATCCTATTCAACGACACGACACAGCCAGCATACAAGCGCACCATGCGCCTGATCCGAGAAGCTAAGCTAGACACAGTGAAGCTTGGCCGTGTTACCTACGTTAGCCGTGCTATGCTGTATAAACATTTTAAGCTTGAGGATGAAGAAAAGGGGAGCGATGCCCCCCTAGTTACAACAGATCAAGAGTCGATTGTTATTCACCTACCCAAGCGCTAGAGCGCTATCAAATCTTCTTCGACCT